GCAGACCCTATGTTAGCTAGTTCTGATGAAGAAACCTCTATATTTAAAGCATCTCTATATTCACCGTTAGGAACTAACCTTTCGTCAAGGTCCTTATTCATACGGCCTTTCTGAAAACTGTGCTTAATTTCTGGCATATATTAATGTTTTATCCACTTAGATTTACCCCTAAGTATTCGTGTTATTTCTTCTAATTTAATATTTGATAACCTTAGTTTTGCTTTTCTTGTTTCTGCAAATCGCTCTTTTTTGTAACGATTTATTACATATTCAGGAGTATTTGCTCTTGTTGATAGTATAGCATAAGCAATCCATTTATACATTGCTTCTTCAGCAAGTTTATGAACTTTCATTTCTTTATCGGTACCCAAACTATCACTAATATATTTTAATGTAATAATTTTCCCGTTCATATTAGAACTAAAATGTATTAAACCCTTTAACTCGTCTATAAAAAACGATCCATTAACTTGGGCATGTTGAGGATCTAATCCATATCTTTGTCCATTGCTAGTCCAATAAGTATTATCTATATAACTGTCTTTATTATTTTCAGACGGTGTAGCTGATTTATAACTATCCCAAGTATCAGAATTTTGTTCTGGTATTAAATCTTCTCTATCCTCAATACCATCATCATCTGGATCAAAACTAAAACTTCCATCTGAATTTTGCTTAGGATTAAAAGGATTCGATGTTTTTGATGTGGGATAGATTATATGTTCGATACCAGCAGAATCTTTAAATGTTAGTTTTACATAATTAACATAATCATGAGGTAAAATCATTGTTAAAGATGGAGGTATCGTTATTTCTTGAGATTTTGTAGATTTAAAAGTATCAAAACTCAATTCTTGTAAAGCTCGCATAGCGTGAAACTGAACATCTGTTCTATGTGTTTTACTTATGACTTTACCCTCACCAACGTAAGCAATCATAAAGTTATTTATTATATGTTCAAGACTAGTAAACTGATAATTTCCAAAATCCTGCACTACAATTTCAACTTCTATTACCGCAGCGCTAGCTGGTGCTGAATCAAATTCTATATACCAACCTAAATAAGCGGGATCAAATATATTTACACCAGTGTCATATTTAATTTCATAATTATTAACAGTTGGTGAAACTGAAATATCTTCTTCAGCATATAAAGATCCGTCAATAAATACTTTATACGCGATTCCTTCCTCTAAAATGCCTGCAGTGATTTGATTTTCAGGAAATGCATTCTCGTTATTAGAAATTGTAAAAATTGTAGTAGTACCGTCACCAGTAAAAGATTGCCTACCATTATAATACTCAACATGAGTTCTTGTGAATAATGCCATTTATTTATGCTTTTTCTTGTTGTATGTTTGCGGTCATTTTTTGATTAGCATATTGAACAACGTTTGGATCTTCTATTATTACACCTGCTAATTCTAATATTTGCATGACTAATGCGGTTTCTTCAGAAGGATGATGTTCAAAATGAACTGTTCTACCAGCGTTGTACAAGGCTTTTTCAGCTATAACATCATATGCCCATTCAACCTTCACTGGTTGGCGTATGTAAGTGCAATCTACACCAGTAGTTAAATGATCTACTATACTATCACTATAAACCCATATCAGCGCTTCGTCTCTTAAGTATACAGGTCTTAAACTTGTCGGGTGCAATAATGGTGCGTTCCTAATATATAACCAATCTTTATGGTCTATATACTCAGCTTCCACCCATAAATCTCCATCAACAATTCTAATAGAACCTAGTCTATATAAGTCAGGTGGTAAAGTTTGTCCTCCAGTAACAATGTCAGTGCGTTCAAAAAATGATATCTTTTCGTTTAAAATACTAGACACATCAGAGTAATCAGTGTCGTTTCCAGGTATTCTTTCTCTTTGATTTTTATCATAAAAGTACTGTTCAAAAACACTTAATTGAGTTTGATTAGCTAAAAGATTAAACTCTAAAGGCGTTATATATCCTCTTTGCTCTTTATTAGCTATAGCCAAAACTCTTTGATATACAGTATCTATATTTACCATTCTTATTTGTTTTTATAAGGGAAAGTTTTATTTAAAACTTCTTGCCGTTTCTTACAACCGCAATCTTTTTTATTACTAAATTTAGTAACTATCTGTGCTAGACTTTTTATCCCTGTTGCTTTTGTAAATTTTTCTATTGTATCGCCTAATCCTTGTGATTTTTGGTTGGGTAGTTTAAACGTCATAATATAATTTTTTTATGTAGTAAAAACAATCGCCCCGTATAGAGGCGATCGTCTACTACGGTTAGATTATTCTTTCAATCTCTTCTCTATATTAGAATAAATTTCCATACCTTCATCGGTTTTAAACCAATGGGCTAATGCTGAGTATGGATGTTCATCAAAAGGAACGGTAAACAACTTTCTATTGTTGTTCGCCCACACAAAGGTTCTTTGATCTGAGGATAATTGTAGTATCCCCATTTCAGTAGCTTTAATTCCAAAATTACGTAACATAACATTCTCATCAGAAGCTAATTCTAAAAATAAATTAGCATTTCTTCTTGCAAATAACAATAAATCACGCCTAAGCTCTTTGGAACTTAAATCTGATACTTTAGAACCAACCTCTGCACGCATAATAGCTTCCGCCATTTCAATATCCATTTCTCTCGCTGCTAGTAAAGCATCGGCTTCCATCTCTAAGTAATCAATTTCTTCTGCCGCTTTTTTAGACGGTTGCCATTCGTAGAATAACTTATCTATGTGCGGATGATAAAGAGATAGTAGCTTCTGTAAAGTTTGTTTATTTCTAGGAACAAACAAAGCACCATTCCTAAATATAATATGAGCTAATCTAGCTTCACCTTTAAAAGCATCTACAAAACAAGTTTTTTGATTTTCTGCATACTTTAATTCTCTTTCGTAACCTTTTTCTTCATCAAAATAATAAATATTTGTTGCCCTAATAGAATACGATAAAGGTTTTTTATTATTTTTTAAATAATACGTTCTATCTTTTACCTCCCAACCATCTTCTGGATGAGATACTTTCTTTGATTGTGGTGATTTCGTCACCTTTGGTTGTTCTACAACAACCGTTTCTTCTTGAACTTGAGGTTCTTCCACCTCAACTGTTTTTGTTTTCTTTGTCATAATATAATATATAATAAAATTAATAAAATAAAGGGTCGAGGCCGAAGCCTCGATCCTTAATAAAATAAATGCTTACTTCATTATCATAAAGTTGTTAGCACCTTGTACAATTAAACATCTCTCTGATAGCATATGGATTTCCATCGCATCTAAGTCAGATGTAACTGCTCCAACAGAACCAGTAACCCAAGTTTTGAATCGTCTGTCATCTGTTTGTGAAGCTCTGTACCTAACATGTAAGAAAGGTCTTTTAAGATTTCTTCCTAACATTTGATCGTAAACTGAAGATACGCCCGCTGGAACAACCATTCCACGAACCGCATTAACAGTATCTTTAGCATTAATACCACCTCTAGTAGATTTGTCATTCAAGTATTTCCAATCAGATTTGTAGAAATCATAAGAACCTCTACGGAATCCAGAGAAACCTAAATTAAGTGCCATATCTTCTGAGTTGTTGAATACTCCGTAAGAAGTACCACCAGCACCGTAAGAATTCATCGAAGCTAACATATCGTCCATTGCAAGAGCAGTTGCTCTGTTAACAAATAACATATTTTCTTCAATTGCACCTTGACCATCAAACTCAGCTAGCATAGCATCAAATTCAGCTAAATCAGTAGCAGCGTTAACACCAGTAACACCAGTGGTTACATTACCTCTTGATGATACAGCTGCGAACAAACCTTCAGTACCAAACGCATTAGTAGTGCTACTTCCGTCGCCTAACATGTTGAAACCTGTAGTTGTATTACTTGCTGCAATAGTTTCAAGACCAGATTGAGAATAGTCACCTTTTACAGATTCAACCATTGCCATTTCTAAATGATCAGTGAAACGAGCTCTAGTATCTGCTTCAGATTTTAGATACCATAAGTAACCGTTTTGACCAACTTCTCCAGAAATTTCAACCCAACCAATTCTAGCTGTGTCGGAACCAGAAATTTCATACTTATCTTTTAGAATAATAGGTTTATTACTAAAAGATTTGAAAGTTGGTTCGTTAGCACCTTTTCTACCAGTAACTCCTTTACCGTATTCAGAACCGTAAACGAGTATAACGGTTTCGTCTCCTGTACTTCCTGTTGCTAAACCAGCATCAGCTAAAGTACCAGTACCAGCCGTTGCATCATAAAGAACAACATCAATAACTGCGTTATTAACTTCTGTAACTAAACATTGAGTTGTTGCACTAGCATCAGAAACCAATAACATATCATGGACTCTAATTCCGTGATTTGATGGTGAGAATGCTGGTGATGAACTAGCGTTGTTACCATCAATGTCTGATTCAATAGTAATAGTACCACCTGGAGGCGTATTAGCTGTATTTGCCGCTGTTTGAGCTGATACGTAACCTTTATATGATAAATGTAATCTACCTTGTTCTGACCAAATAACTTGATCGGAAGTCATAGATTCTTCTGCTCCAACTTGATTTAAAAAACCTGATACAGTTCTGTTTCCAAAAACTTCAGCTTCTCTTTCCATTAAGTCAGGCAGGTATTGTTGTGCCCAGTCGTTATTACCGGACGTAAAATCTAGGTAATTTGTTGCTAGTGTTTGCTTTTGTGGAGCTGCAACACTGTTCAACAAAGGACCTGCTGTAATTGCCATAATTTTTTAATTTTAAATTTAACGTTTGTTTTTAATTCTAAGTTTATAAGTTTCAGAATCATCACCTAAGACCTTAACCTTTACGCCACCCACTTCAAATTCACCGTGGGATTGTCTAGGTTCCATGTTTATGTTTTTAGATTGAGCGACACTAGTTTTTATAGCGTCGGACTTTCCTTGTTCATAAAAATGTTTAGCTATAGCGTCTGCGTTCATCGCTGTAAATAGAGACTTATGATAACCTTCAGCATCTTCCATTTGACGTTTTTCATTTAGAAACTTTCCAATGAAGTTGTCAATATCACTTTGGCTATTCTTCGTTTCTGATACATCGTTAACATTAAATCTATATTTTTTATCTCCTACGTTATATTCAAAACCTTTGAATTTATCGTTAAAAACTTTATCAGTTTTTTCTAGGAAATTAGATTTAGCCACTTTTTTAGCTTTTTCGCTTAATTTAGATTCCTGCTTATAATTGTTGAAAAACTCAATAGCTTCTTGTTGCTCTTTTGTAAGCTTCATTCCACTTTTAAGATCTTCGTAGTATTTGGACTTTAGGTCGTCCAAGTGACCTTTAGCGCTGGCAACTTGCTCTTTTAACGCTAATTTCTTTCTTCGTATTTCTTTTTCATCATCAACCTCGTCATCAAAAGAAAAATTATCTTCCATTAAAAAGTTAATTTCCTCTTGGTTTAGATGAGGTTTTGTTTGTTTGTAATACTCTTCTAATAATGTTAAATTATCTAATTCATCATAATCTTGATTGAGTTTTACATAATCGTTTAAATCACCACCAGTATCCTCCATAAACTCCATTAGTTTTTGGATATTCTCAGGTACCGGTTTTCCAGTAGCTTCAGCTTCAGCAATAACCTCTTCAACCTGCTCTTGTGTAGCTTCTACCTCTACTTCACCCTCGTCTGTAATTTCTTCTAAAACAGGTTGTTCAACATTTTCTTTTGTAGGTTGTTCAACATCCTCTTTTTTATCAGTCGTTTCTTCAATAACCTTTTCTTGAACATCCTCGGTTTCTGTGGTAGCAACGGGTTGTTCATCTTCTTCTGTTTTTTCTGGTTTACTTAAATCAACTTTGATAGGCTTATCATCTTGAGTAGGCTTTTTCATTGTTGGTTTTTCCTTTACCTTAATTTTTTCGACTTTATCGTCTACTTTTGGTTGTTCGGCAGTCTTTTCTACTACCTCTTCTTTTTTCTTTTTTGCCATAATATAATATTATAAAATTAATAAAAATTTATCTAGGTTCAAAATTTCCTAAACCGAAATTGCCGCTAAGTATATCATTACCTGAAGACTCAAAGTTTTTAGGTGGTTTCTCCTTATTTCTTTGATCGATTAATTCACTTTGTTGACTAGCTTGTATTCTCGTTCTCTCATCTTTACGATCTTCTTTTTCAGTCTCTTTTTGATTCGCAACATCAGTTTCCATTCCCTTTAACTGCATGTTATATTGGAATTCTAATGCCATTAACTCCTTTTTCATTGCCGCTTCATTAACTAGTTTTGCATTCTCTAGTTGTGCTTTCACTTGCTCTAATTGTGCTTCAGCTTGGGTTTTAGCTTGTTGTTTTTGAACTTCCATTTGAGCAGCGGCTTGTTGAGTTTGCATATTAGCTTCTGCTTGTGCTTGAATATTTTGTTGAGCAACCGCTTGATCTTTCTCAAATTTACGTTTCTTTCTTATCTTTAAAACTTGATTAGCTAATTTAATATTTTTTATTTCTCTAACGTCTATAGCATCCTCCAAATCT